ACTTGTGCATATTGAGCATTTCCAAGGTCTAAATCTTCAACACCGCGACGGAGTTCTATAACACCATCTTTATCTTTTCCGCCTTCTTCTGCATATCGAACCATAACACGATCTGATTTCACACTTTTGATAGGTTCGAGACCCAAGGCACTTTTAAAAGTTCGACCATAATCTTCGGAATAAGCTGTTAGCGTTTTGATAGCTGTAAGGTTGTTCCGAACTTCGCTAAACGTTGAATCTGGAGCTCCTAATACCTTAATTGTTGTATACTGACCAGGCACGCCAAGTTGAGGTATTTTTAGATTATAAACCTTATATCCTCTTTCTTCTAGTTCTGTAACAGCAGCGTTTAATTTTGTACGACTAATCCCAACATGATTCTCAATACCAGCGCCAATATCAATAAAACGATATTTATCAATATTTTCTTTGAGCATGTTGCTTGTTGTCTTAACGATGCTTGCTCTCTCTGCAAGAACATCATTTAATAAAGATCGAACAGAAGATTCATTTAAACCCATCCGTCGAGCTATCTCCATATTAGAGTAACCTTTATCCTTTAATTTTAAAACTTGAGAACGTTTTAATTCACGCTCTTCAGCTTTAGCAATCGACATTCTTGCTCGCAATTGGGTAGTGCTAATACCCTCTAATTTTGCAATATCGACTTCGCTATACCCTTTTTGTTTCAATTCAAGAACTCTGGCTCTAAAATCTTGGTATCTTTGATAAGGATTTTCGCCAGACCCCCAGGGGTATCTGCCAGAGCGCCTAGGCATACCATAATGCTGTAAGCTTCCGTTACTCATAGGCCAATCCTCCTGCTTTATACTGTTCAATTAACTTATCGAACAAGACGATTTTATCCATGATGTCATAAATTTCTTGAGGTGTTGGTTTATGTATAATAACTTCATTCGATTGATAAAGACGCAATTCAATTTCGATTTCATGAGGTTTGACTTTATATTCTAGGCAAAACAATGCTGCATAAATCATAAGTTGCATCATGGATGCTCGACGTTCACCAGACTTATAGTCATGTATTCTCAGTATACCCTGCCGAAAAGAAATAGCATCAGCCGTTCCAAAGCAATTCTCTGAATAATATAAAGGTTGTTCAGTTTGCATCCGGAAGCCTATAGCATCATTAACATATTGATTTAACGTAAGTTTTGTTCTTGGCAATTTAACCCCTAATTTAATTAATCTATGTGCTAACTCATGCAATTCAGTTCCTCTTAAAGTGGCTTGATGTTTCTTATAAGCGTTTATCAGTTTTTCTTCATCATAGTTAATCCAATGGTATTTACTTGCGCTTAGAAAAGCGTGTTGGCCTTCTAAGTTTGAATGTTTGTAGAAGTTCATTTAACACAGCCTCCTTGTTTTCTGGGCAGATCATAGAGGCAAAAGACATACTACTTAAAATATCTAAGTAGTATTCTTGATTAGGTTGGAATGGCTCATGTAAGCTCCTTTTACATTCTAAGGCTGCCCATTTATTTTGGTATAAAACTAAAAGATCTGGAAAACCTTGTATCCTTTTTGGGTCATTAATTAAAACGACACAGCCAGGTAAGATTTCATGTATTTCATTAATTAAGTCAGCCTGAAATTTTGCTTCTTTCATAAGTCATCCCTCATTTTTTCGACAAAAAAAAACAGAGAGGATGATTTTTTCTTAAAAACCTATCCTCTCTATTACATGCTATGTTTTTCACGCGAGGGTTAAATATTTAAAAAATAGCTTTCATTAAAATCCCTCTTTTCTTCAAAAGCCTTTTTAATGGCTAAGTCAATATACGATTGTGATCTTAGATAGTAATAATATAAATGTTCAAATGGCGTATTAAGTCTATCGATTCTACCGGCGGCTTGCACGGTCATTTTGTAAGAATAGTTTTGAGAGTAAAATATAATCACATTTGTGTCTATGCAATTCCAGCCCTCTGCGCCAGCATTGTATTGGACAATATACACCCACTGATCTGTTTTAGGGATAGGTTCATGTTTATGCCCGCTCCATTCAGCGATGGGTATTTTTATTTTTTCAGCCATTTCATAAAGCAATTCTCTCTCATAATTAAAATTATAAAATATAATGACTTTCTTATGTTTTTTAAGTAATTGTGCAACAACTTCTAATCTGCGAGGGTCGCTATTTACAACTTTTCTCATAAGAAAACACATTTCACTAATATCCTTCACTGGGCGGTTTTCATAAAAATTCCACCTCTTTATGAAAATTGTATTTAGTTTTTCTTTATCAAATGGCACATTAATATTTTCTTCATGCGTGATGGTCTTTTTTCTATATTTCATTGTGACGGTTATAGAGTCCCTCAATTTAATTAGACGACCAACTTCGACATACTTTTCAATTTTTGGGTATCGACTAAATGCTTTATAAATTACATGTCGTCTAATAAATTCTGTCCGATTTTTATAAAACTTATTAGCAAGAAATACTGGAACATAATCCATCCATGTATCTCCAGGGGTTGCTGTTAATAATATCCAATTATTATTTTGAGTTATTTTTAAAAACGACTTAACCCAGACACCATTACCAATAACCCTTTGCTCATCAAATATAAAGAATGCATTTTTAACTTCAATATATTTTCTAATATTATTCCATGAGTCGACTATAACCGAAACATTACTAACACTTTTATCTCTTTCTTTATATAGACCAAACGGTTCACATTCTTGCTCCCATTCGAGTGTATCTCTTTTTCTTGCAGTTGTTATAATATATAAATCTTTCGGGTTCTTCATAGGTGAATACCCGCCCTTGCCATTTATTTGTATATCTCCTTCACATTCCTTAAGATAATAATATGCAAGAGCTGTCCTAGATTTACCAGTACCAACGCCACCTACTAAAATATTCCCATTTTTCAACTTATTCACCGCATTTATTTGATGTTCAAATAATTCTACTGGCAAACGGATATTACACCTCCTTAAAAATATAAAAAAGAGACCCCCTATATGTTTAGAGGGTCTCATGCTACAATTATCTTTCAAAAGGTTCTTCCGATGATTCAATCGGCGGAACAGTACGATACTTTCTTTCAAGCTCGTCTTCGTGGATGGTTACATACATGGATTTGAGATACGCTTTTACACCACGCTTTTCACTCCTTGTACCCTCATGCAAAACCCAATTATATGGCCTAATAATCAAATCTACATTTTCAATATCGGCCCAATCAAGAACGCTTACAGATTCGGCATCCAGTACTGTCTTTCCATCATTTGTAATTGTGATAATCTTTGGTGGTGTCCGACCTTCAAAATTTACAGCAACTTGTAGGTACGGAACTTCAAAATCATCATCATCACGTGGTGGCAAATATCTTACATTCCAACCATCTTGTTCGAGTGTTTTTGCCAATTCTGGATCAAGAATTACGCAAAAGTTTCTTCTCCCAGCCGGATTAAAGCGGCTCTCTTTACCGCTAAAATTTCTAAATATAATTTTTGCTCCTTCGATAGTGATATTGTTCTTAACTATTGGACGTGCCATATTTTTTTTCTCCTTTCCTACTATTAAAATGGTAAACATTCATAACCTGCTTCACAAATTAACAGTCCATCCTGTGTTTTTGTAATTTCCCAATGCGGACATTCATTACAATCTAATCTCTCACATACAGATTGATTAATAGGTATGGATACGTCATCTGAAACAAACCATTCAAAGTCTCCATATTGAGAGATCTTAGCTATAGCATCATCTACTAGTTTCCGATAATACGTTTCATCAATATCACCCTCCTTTCCTAAAGTTTTTATTACCTCGGCCTCAAGCCAACGATAACCTTTTGTTCCGGTTGCTGCATAATATTTTCCGTCTTGCTCCCTTAAAAGGATGCCTCCACCACAACCAGGCTTAATAGGACAGAATGCTCCTACCTTCCCAATAAAACGATAATCGTGCTCGCCTTCTGGAAGATTTTCATTCATATCTAAATATAAATTAGACTTGACTGATTTTACTTCTATCAAGTCCTGGAAAGTTATCGCCTCCTTTGAAAACAAAGTTTTGAACACGTATGGATGCGCGAATTGAGCGCCAACGGCTTCCCATTTTCCATCCTTCATGTTTTGAGCAATATAAACAGCATCATTAACCAAACAAATTTTACGATATGTTGTTTCATGCTCGAAAGTGTAACCATATTGTTTGCCAAACTCCATGATAAAGTTAATAATATCTTGATCTGCGTTCGGTATCTTAATGGAGTCGGTTTTAATATGGATAACTTTATATCCTCTAGCCTGTACTTCATGCTGAAGTTTGACCATGAAGAGAGCGCCACGTTTTGCGACGATGTTATCTATATTACGAGGGTCT